ATCCAAGACGGAATGGATCGTCCTAAAACCGAGCTCGCCTATAGAGTACCAGCGTCTAAGCTTACACGAAGGAAACTTGAAACCAATGAACAGGTCCGTGATTTACAGGGGCTTGACACTACAATAGATTGGAAAAACACAGGTGACAACTCCTATGATGGTGAAAAGCTAAGACTATTAGCTCATGATGAAAGTGGTAAGTGGGAAAGACCTGACAATATATTAAACAACTGGAGAGTTACAAAAACTACATTAAGACTAGGACGTAGAGTTGTAGGTAAATGTATGATGGGCTCAACATCAAATGCTTTAGATAAAGGTGGAGACAACTTCAAAAAACTATATTACTCTTCAGACGTTACGCAAAGAAATAGAAATGGACAAACAGCTTCTGGACTCTACTCTTTATTCATACCTATGGAGTGGAACTACGAAGGATTCATGGATTCTCATGGACTTCCTGTCTTTACAACGCCAGAAAATACAGTCCTCGGTATCGACAATGTACCAATTGAAACAGGAGTTATCGAACACTGGGAAAACGAAGTTGAAGGATTAAAAGATGATGCTGATAGTTTAAATGAATATTATAGACAGTTTCCTCGAACAGAGCAACATGCATTTAGAGATGAAACAAAAAATAGTTTATTTAATCTAACAAAGATTTACGAGCAGATAGATTATAACGAAGAACTCGTAAATAGTATGAACGTTACTAAAGGAAATTTTGTTTGGGAAAATGGAATTAAAGATACACGAGTAATGTTTATGCCAAACAAAGATGGTAGATTCTTAATATCATGGGTTCCACCTAAAAATTTACAAAATAGTGTAATAGTAAAAAATGGGATTAAGTATCCTGGTAATGAACATGTTGGATCATTTGGTTGTGATAGTTATGATATTAGTGGAACTGTTGATGGACGTGGTTCTAAAGGAGCGTTACATGGCTTAACAAAGTTTTCTATGGAAGATGCACCACCTAATCATTTTTTTTTAGAATATATAGCTAGACCACAAACTGCTGATATGTTTTTTGAAGATGTACTTATGGCTTTAGTATTTTATGGTATGCCAATATTAGCGGAAAATAATAAACCAAGATTATTATATTATTTGAAGCGTAGAGGTTATAGAGGTTTTAGTATGAATCGTCCTGATAAAATATGGAATAAATTATCTACTACTGAAAAAGAAATTGGTGGTATACCTAACTCAAGCGAAGATGTTAAGCAAGCTCATGCAGCTGCTGTAGAATATTATATTGAAAATTATGTAGGAAAAAACAACGATAAGTTTGGTGACATGTATATGCAAAGAACTTTAGAAGATTGGGCTGTTTTTAATATAAACAATAGAACTAAACATGATGCTACTATAAGCTCAGGTTTAGCTATAATGGCTTGTAATAAAAACAAATACAAACCTACACAAGATAGACAAATGTTAAAAGTGGATCTTGGAATTAAAAGATATAACAATGATGGATTTTTATCAAAAATAATAGATTAATGCAAGTAACTTATGGATATAGTTCTTTTCCGGATCAAGTTGTTCCAGCTGCTGAAAAAGCCACTTATGATTATGGTTTACGTGTAGGCCAAGCTATAGAAGGTGATTGGTTTAGTGGAGCTAGAACTGGTATTGGAAATAGATTTAATAGTAATTATAATAATTTTAGAAACTTAAGGTTATATGCTAGAGGTGAACAATCTATACAAAAGTATAAAGATGAATTAGCTATTAATGGTGATTTATCTTATTTAAACTTAGACTGGAAACCTGTACCTATTATTCCTAAATTTGTAGATATAGTAGTAAATGGATTAACTGACAAAGAATATGAAATAAAAGCTTTTGCTCAAGATCCTGATTCACAAAAACAAAGAACTGATTACGCTCAAGCCTTATTAAGAGATATACAAGCTAAAGACTTTATAGAGCAAGTAAATAAAGTTACTGGATTTAATATGTATACTAGTGAAAATCCAGAAGATTTACCAGCGAACAAACAAGAATTAGAATTACATTTACAATTAGATTATAAACAGTCTATAGAAATAGCAGAAGAAGAAGCTATAAATAATACACTAGATAAAAATAAATTTGATTTAGTTAGAAAAAGATTTAATGAAGATTTAGTTATATTAGGTATTGGAGCCGTTAAAACAGACTGGAATAAAGCAGAAGGAGTTACTGTAAAATATTGTGATCCTGCTAAAATGGTTTGGTCATACACTGAAGATCCAAACTTTGAAGATATATGGTATGTTGGTGAGGTAAAAGGCATAAGCATGGCTGAACTCAAAAAAGAGTTTCCTAACTTGACTGATTCGCAATTAAAAGAAATACAACAATATCCAGGTAATAGTAATTACGCGTATGAGTGGAACGGTAGAGACGATAGGAATTATATACAAGTATTATACTTTGAATATAAAACTTATCATGATCAAGTTTTTAAAATAAAAGAAACTGCATCAGGATTAGAAAAAGCATTAGAAAAGTCTGATACATTTAACCCACCAGAAAGTGATTCATTTTCAAAAGTATCTAGATCAATAGAAGTATTATATAGTGGTGCTAAAATATTAGGACACCCCATGATGTTAAGATGGCAACTAGCTGAAAATATTACTAGACCTAAATCAAATATTGCTAAAGTAAACATGAATTATGTTTTGTGTGCGCCTAAAATATACAAAGGCAAAATTGAAAGTTTAGTAGGTAGAATAACTGGTTTTGCTGATATGATACAATTAACTCATTTAAAATTACAGCAAGTATTATCTAGGGTAGTACCTGATGGTATATTTTTAGATGCAGACGGTTTAGCAGAGGTTGATCTCGGAAATGGAACTAGCTATAATCCACAAGAAGCTTTGAATATGTATTTTCAAACAGGATCTATAATAGGTAGATCTATGACGCAAGAAGGTGGTATTAATCCAGGTAAAGTACCAATACAAGAATTATCAACAAATAGCGGTCAAGCTAAAATAGCTTCATTGATACAGACTTATCAATATTATTTACAGATGATAAGAGATGTGACCGGACTTAATGAAGCTAGAGATGGTAGTACGCCAGATTCTAATTCATTAGTAGGTTTACAAAAAATAGCAGCTGCTAATAGTAACACAGCAACAAGACATATATTACAAGCTAGTTTATATTTAGCATTAAGAGCTTGTGAAAATATATCTCTTAGAATATCTGATTCACTAGAATTTGCGTTAACAAATGAAGCTTTAAAATCTAGTATATCTGTTTACAATGTAAATACATTAGAAGAAATTAACTCTTTAAACTTGTATGATTTTGGTATTTTCTTACAGTTAATGCCAGATGAAGAAGAAAAAGCTGTACTAGAACAAAACATACAAATAGCTTTACAATCAGGAGGTATTGATCTTGAAGACGCAATAGATTTAAGAGAAATAAAAAATATTAAACTTGCTAATCAAATGCTAAAAGTAAAGCGTAGGAAAAAGCAAGAAAGAGAGCAACAGCAACAAATGCAAAACATACAAGCGCAAGCTCAAGCTAATGCAGAAGCAGCTGAAAGAGCAGCATTGGCTGAAGCGCAGAAACAACAAGTTACTGCTGAATCTCAAATACAAATAGAACAAGCTAAATCTAATTTTGAAATACAACGTATGCAAAATGAATCTAAAATAAAACAAGATTTAATGGCGTTAGAATTTTCATATAACACTAAGCTTGCTCAAATGAAACTTTCTAGAGAGAAAGACAAGGAACGATACATAGAAGATAGAAAAGATAAAAGAACAAGAATACAAGGATCTCAACAAAGTGAGATGATAACACAAAGAAAAGAAGATTTATTGCCTATTAATTTTGAATCAAATGGTAATGATACTCTAGGCGGCTTTGAGTTAGAACAGTTTGCGCCTAGATAATTTTTATTAATTATATATTATTATATTATGTCAGAAAAAGAAGCAAAGGATATTCCTCAAGAAGGGGAATTTAAAATGAAAAAGAAAAGAGGTAGACCTAGAAAACTAGGTGAAACACCAAACAATATTGCTAAAGTAGATTTAACTAAAAAGAAAGAAGATGCCGTTCAAGAGCCAGAAACAACGAAAGTTGTGTTACAGTCTGATGAGCAAAGCGAACCGACAAGGGAAGAGAGCAAAGTGGAATTGCAAGAAGTGGGATCAGTACACAGCGAACCTGAAACAATTACCGAAGAAAAAGAGCAAGTAGAATCTCCTATTGCTGAAATAACGGAAGAACCGGTAGAAGAAAATAAAGTTGAATCTACTATAGAAACAAAAGTAGAAAAACCAGTTGTAGAACAAAAACAGCTTCCAGAGAACATAGAAAAGCTTATAGCTTTTATGGAAGAAACTGGTGGAACAGTAGAAGATTATGTAAGGTTAAATGCTGATTACTCTGATGTAGACAGTGTAACTTTACTTAGAGAATATTATAAACATACTAAACCACATCTCGAAAGAGAAGAAGTGGATTTTGTACTTGAAGATAATTTTTCTTGGGACGAAGAAAACGACGATGAGCGTACTATTAAAAAGAAAAAATTATCGTACAAAGAAGAAATTGCCAAAGCCCGTAAGTTTTTAGAAGACTCAAAAACTAAGTATTATGATGAAATCAAGTTGAGGCCATCACTTAATAATGAGCAGAAAAAAGCTATGGACTTTTTCAATAGATACAACAAAGAACAAGAGGTAGTAAAAAACAATAGGGAACAATTTAGAACAGGTACTGAAAAGTATTTCACTAATGATTTCAAAGGTTTTGAATTTAGTTTTGGTGACAAAAGATTCAGATATGGCGTTAACAACCCTATGGAAATTGCAAAAGCACAAACAGATCTATCAAGCTTTCTTGGGAAGTTCTCAGAAGGAGGTGGAGCTATAAATGATTTTAGTAATTACCATAAAGCTATCTATGCTGCTAGAAATGCGGATACTTTAGCTCAACACTTTTACGAACAAGGCAAAGCTGACGGCGTAAAAGAAGTTATGGCTAAATCTAAAAATATAAATAGTGAACCTAGGCCTAGCGCTGCTGGTGAAGTATTCATAAATGGATTAAAAGTAAAAGCAATTAATGGAGTAGATAGTTCTAAGTTGAAAATAAAAAGAAGAAACAAAACTTAAAACTAAAATTTAAAAACTAATAATTATGGCTTTTAATGTAAGCGGGTCTTTTCCCGCGTCAATTATTCCTTCTCAAAATAGGATGGCATTGTCTAGTAACTACTTAGATTTTACAAGTGGTGCTGGTAATGACTTTGGTCAACAATACCTACCTGAATTATACGAGCAGGAAGTAGAAAGATATGGTAACAGAACCTTATCTGGATTTTTAAGAATGGTTGGTGCTGAGATGCCAATGACATCGGATCAAGTTGTTTGGTCTGAACAAAATAGATTACACATTGCTTACAAAGCTTTAACTGACTTTAGAATTGAACCAGATATATCTGCTCCTAACACTGCTACAAGCATTGCACTTAGAGCTGGTAACACAATTTTAATGTCTGACAACGCTACTGGTTTAGTAACTCAAAAGTTTTATGTAAAAGAAGTACAAGACGCTGCTAATGCTACTGTTCCTAATGGACAATCTGATGCTGTTAAAGCATTGATTACTCCTTACGATCAAGCTGGTCTTAAAGCTGGTTTAAACACAGCTCAAGTTAGCTTATTCGTTTATGGTTCAGAATTTGTTAAAGGTAGTAACGGTATGGAAGGTTCTATTGAGCCAGAATTTACTCAATACAATAACAAGCCAATTATCATTAAAGACAAGTATGAGATCAATGGTTCTGATACTGCTCAGATCGGTTGGGTTGAAGTAGCTACTGAAGATGGAACTTCTGGATACTGGCAATGGTTGAAGCTGAAGACGGAGTTAACGTTAACTTACCTACAAACATTGATGGTAGTGAAGGTATGTTCGCTGCTATTGAAGCAAGAGGTAACGTATATGTTGGTTTCTCTGGTGCTGCTGGACCTGGTGCTGGTGCTATCGCTGATTTCGATGAAATTCTTAAAAACTTAGACAAGCAAGGTGCTATTGAAGAAAATATGTTATTCTTATCAAGACAAACTGCTCTTGATTTTGATGACATGATTGCTGCTATGAATGGTGGTTTTGCTTCATCAGCTGCTGCTTCTTACGGTTTATTTGATAATGAAGCGGAAATGGCATTAAACTTTGGATTCACTGGTTTTAGAAGAGGTTCTTATGACTTCTACAAAACTGATTGGAAATATTTAAACGATGCTACTACAAGAGGTTTATCTAACTCTATTGATGGTGTATTAGTTCCTGCAGGTACTACAACTGTGTATGACCAAATGCTTGGATCTAATATTAGAAGACCTTTCTTACACGTAAGATAAACTGACGATAGAAGATATAAGTCTTGGATAACTGGATCTGTTGGTGGTGCTTACACTTCTGACTTAGATGCAATGTCTGTACACTTCTTATCTGAAAGATGTTTAGTAACTCAAGCTGCTAATAACTTCGTGTTATTCAAAGCTGCATAATTTATTAACATTTTAAAATATAGAAATTATGGGTTTAGTAAAAATTATACCACAAGATACACTTCCTGAAAATCCAGGAGTGACTGAGTTAATAGATGGAGGAACATGTGCACTTTCAGTAGCAACTGGAGTTGTCACTTTCGGTTCTAACACTATCACTTATACCTCAACAGCTGGTACTTTACCAACGGATCAATCTATTTTTGATTCATGGGAACCAGTTGCTGGAGCTGCTAACGGAGCTGCTGGCCCTGCTATAGTAGCACCACGAATAGTCGATGATAACAACGACGTGCTTTATCCTGCTATATCGTAGGTTTAACAATAACAAGATCCCGCTTAGGCGGGGTCTTTATTAATTTATATTATATTATATTATATTATGGCAACAAAAACAAAAGAACCTAAGGCAAAAGATTCTTGGGAAGTAAAAGATAGATTTTATTATTTAACAGATAATAAAAATCCTTTAACATTTACAATACCTAGTAGACATTCTAGACGTTATCCATTACTTTGGTTTGATGAAGAAAAAGGATACAATAGAGAATTAAGGTATGCAACTAATCAAAGATCACCATTTGTAGATGAACAAGATGGACAAGCGACTTTGAAACATATTATATTTACTAATGGAACTTTAGCAGTTAAAAAAACAGATATTGTTTTACAAAAGTTTTTAGCTTTACATCCTGCGAATGGATTATTGTTTGCAGAAAGAGATGAAGTTAAAGAAGCTGATAATTCTGTAGTAAATTTAGAAATAGAACTTGATGCTATGAATTTAGCTAGAGATTTAGACATTGACTTTGCAGAAGCTGTATTAAGAGTTGAACAAGGTTCTAAAGTATCTACAATGAGTTCTAGTGAAATAAAAAGAGATATTCTAGTTATGGCTAGAAGAAATCCTATAGCTTTTATAGATATA